CTTCTTAAAAAAGAAGAATTTGCAGCAAATCTTTTTTGACAAGCTCCTATTTTTTTAGTGCATCCATCTTTTTGCCAAAATGATTCATTGTCTTCTGGATGCTGCGGGTTGCTAGAGTCATTATCGCTTACGCAAACATAATAGGTTTTATGGAAAATAGGGGTATCATTTACATTAGCCCTACCAATGATTACTTTTCTATTTTCTATAAAAACAACATCACCAGCAGTATAAGAGTCACTAACGGAATAAATCGGATTTTCTGATTCAAATTCATCATTAGCGTTTACTGGGACAACTTCATCATTTGTGTTTGTGAATGCTAATCCATTCGCCTTCTCAATGGGTTTACCTGCATATTGACAACCCAAACCTCGATATTGCCAATAGCAATATTTAGCACTCACCGTTCTCTCATTCACCTTAAAATTATCCAAGTCCAGAGGCGAGTTAAGCTCAAACTCTACATAATTAGAATTTTCTATTGTTTTTTGGCCGATAAAATATTTTTCCTCCGAAATTTCAGCAGAAGGGTTGGCGACTCCAAATGGGTTTCCTCCATCAAAATTAACATCGTCCAGATGCTTTAAAAAAACTTTCTTCCTGAAAACTGCCGCATTTTTAAAATCAGAGAATTTTTCAAGAAAGACAGTAACAATTTTATTGTGATTCCCGACTCTAATCTTTGGTCGTGGCAATGTCCCATTAGCAAAAACCCCAAAGCCCTCCGTCTCGACAGGAAGGGGGATATATTGAATTCCTTGCCAAGTTATATTATTAGAGAAATTAGTGCCACCATGAAAAGTGAAGAATATCTCTGGCCTATTTTGGAAATCAGCGTGTAATTTATACAACTCTAAAACAGTAGTAGGTTGCAAATCGAGTAAACTCTTTGCTGCTTCATTTTTGCCTTGATCCGCCATATTAGATATTACACTTCTTTTTGTTATTATATGTTGGATAAATGAAAATTACACAAATTAAAGACAAGGAGGAGGTTTGGCGGGACTTCTATAACTTTTGTAGTAGGTCTAAGCCATATAGGAATATGCAAGTCGGCTCTAATAGTATGCGTAAAACCTTTATCAGAAAAGCTTTCGATGATTTTTGTAATTACTGTGATATTTATCTAGCTGCAAACGAATCTAAACTTGTGTATGTATTTGTTGATGAAGAGGAAAATTTTAATCATATAGCGTTTTCGTTTGGGATAGGAGGATCGAAATTCACAAAAATGATTAAAGGGTTTTACGAAATTCTTGATTATATTAATAGTGGGAAATATTTTAAATCAGAAATAAGAAGAGTATTTAAAGCAGACGTTTTTAAGAAATGGATTGATAAATATGACAAAAGAGCTATAATATTAAATGATGAGGATCAAACTGTCCTCTGGTATAACTCCGATAAAATGATAGGACAATTAAAAGTAGTAGCTTCAAACGAAATAGCTAATCACTTAGTTGGTAAAACAGCTGAATATAATGGGTTTGTATTTAGAAAAGACACCACCGTAACATCCGTCTTAATTGACAAGAAAAAATACCTATTAGACATAAAAGATGTAGAATTTTTAAGAGATTCTGTAGTAATTAATACCCTCATCTCCAATGATGAAGATTTTGTTGGTAGAGTCTCTTTACTTTTTAAACCATGAACGAAACAGAATTAGTAAAATATAGGGTGTATGATAAAAAAAATAATTATCATCACTCCTACTTAAAGTTAGAAGACGCAAAAAATTGCGCTGAACGAATTTCTGGATCAGTAAAAACACTTACTGGTAAAAAAATTTAACAATAGGGGATGATGATTAAAAGTTTAATTGAGAGTCTTAGGTTGTATTTAAAGCTGAAAAATAACCTTGCATTCTCACAGATTACTAAAGAGCATAACAAAAGAAAAAATGAATTTATCGAAGAAATTGAAAAGCTACGCGCTATTGGCGACAATGAGTCCAGTGATCGCGCTGACTTCTTGCGGGGGCAGCTCCGCACCGAAAACAACCAGTTTAAACATATATCAACCGTCTTCCTTGAAGCTCAAGGAGGGCCAACCGATTCAGACTGAAGAGGGGATTTATACCCCACAATCTGATGAAGTTTGGCATTCAGACGCTCGTTACAGGAAGCTAGAGCGAGAAGTTTATAATAAGTAAAAAAAGCCCCTCGAAAGAGGGGTTTTTTGTTACCCCTAGACTAAAATTTTTAATTTTTTTTTAGCAAGAATAAAAATAAATAGTGTAATTAATTTTATGGATCATTGGACAATTATCTCATCCGTATTATCAGCATTATTCGGGGGAGCTTTGTGGAAATACATGAGCCACAGATTAAGTGCCGAACATCAGATAAAAAAATTAGACTACCAAACAGAGGGAGTCCTGCTTAGTAACCTAATTGATAGAGTGAGCAAGTTAGAATCCTTGCTGGTTAGCTCCTCAGATGAAAAGGAGGCTATGAGGCTTCAAATAAGTGAACTTACTGTCCAAGTCACAGAATTGAAAGTCGAGATTAAATTCTTGAGAGAAGAGAATGAAACACTTAGGGATCAGTCGAATTAAATAAGTCTTGCACTCCTTTAATAAAGTCAGATTTATTAGGTCCAGAGACCTCTAAATATTTCTTTTTAAGCCTTTTATAATTTCTTTTCGAAACTTCATTGTCAGCTTGTAAAGCTTTCCTTAATTTTTTAGCTTGTTTACCACTCATAATTTTGCTATATAGCTTTCGGCTTCTAGTAAAAAGCCCATTTTTTTATAGAATTTTTTTACTTTTTCATAGGCTGGCGATTTAACTGCTGCGCCCATCCTGATATATTCAAACCCTTGATTTCTAGCGAACTCTAGTGCGGTTGCCATTAGCTTAAATCCAACTTTTGGATTATTAGATAACCAAACTTGCTCTGTAAAAAATACTTTATTTAACTTTGCATCTGGCTGTCTTACAAAAAGGATACCAGCATCATATTCACCTAAATTATTTAGGTTACCCCACGCAAAAACGTTTTGAGCTAAAAGACCTTTGTGACTGTAAGCTTTTATGAAAGATTGTCTATCGTTAGGGATGATCTGATAGTAAGGGTTTTCTTCAGAATCTATATCTAAGCTGTCAAATATATTATTGACCGCTTTTTCAAATTTTTCTGGATTTGTAATCCTCTCTATCATTTAGATAAGATGCTAGTAAGCTTGCGAGCTTCTCTTGTAGGCACATCTTTCCAAGACTTCCAATCCTTGATACTCTCACAGGTGTAAACTTTATTCTTCCAGAGTTCTCTAAGCTTCTCTAGGAAATCATCAAACTCAGAGATCGCATGTTTTTGGTCGAGAGTCTTCTGAAGGAGGCCAATAGGGGTCATTGGTGAGGCGTTGGAAGTCGTATTCGGGCTAGAGCTAACGGTTCTATCATTCTTACCCTTTGATTTATCAATCTCATCAGCGCCAACGATATGGACATTAAGGAAGTTGCGAACACAGCGCACAAAAGCTCTATTACAGGCGATAGTCTCTAAGAACTTAGAAGCAAAGGAATCTGTGTTGTCTAGAGTAGCATTGGCTACATCTTCATAAACAATCGTATTGTCTGCGCTTGCATGGTCTTCAGAATAAAAACTCTCATAGTTGCTAATCCATTTAACCTTGCATTTAGCTACCACATAGCCATCTGAAGGGCTTTGAGTCTCAAACGTAACACTTTTAAACCCTCTAAGGTTGGCAAGCTCTTTGATACCAGCGAGCATGATCAGAAGCTGATTATCTCTTAACCCTTCAGAAGAGCTTGGAATCTCTTTGTTTCTAAGTGTAAACCAATCCTTATTAGGATACAGGAACTCAGATTTAATCATAGCTCTCCAATTAACAGAGCCGTTCTCATTGAATTCGTAATCTACATTACTAAGTAATCCATGTTGATTACGCTCGTACATGTCAGGACCATAAGTCTTAACCTTCGCTTTTTTGGCTACTTTCTTTTTACTCATAAATACAGAAGTGTTCTAGTTCTTCCCAATACTCAGGAGTATCCAATACATTATCGTCTGAGTCAAGTCCTTTTTTGTAATGCCCATAACTTTTGTAAACTTTATCCCCTTCGATGATGTTTTTATTACTTAAGAATTTTGATTCTGGTGAGCATTCAATTTTTTCTTTTTCTTCTTTTCTTAATTCGACTGGAGTCTCAAAATATTTGTTTCTTAGGTAATCTAAATCCTCCTTCTTTTCTGACAACAAAACTATTTCAATACCCATTCTTTTAAGGATGTCGAAGTATTTCTGAGGGATCGTATCTAGTTCTTTATTTATTGTGTATAGAATTTTGGAAACATTACCCGAGAATTTACTTAAGGCACTAGGTTGTATAAGCTTATCTGTAACAATAACCACTTTATGGTTTAAGCAATAATGCATAAAAGAAGATTCCTCAAAACCATAATCAATGCGAAGAAAGATATCTGTCGGAATATTTAATTTACTAATTTCAGTCGGAACAACCTCTGTAATATTTTGATAAAAGTGTTTACCTATATATTTTGTTTTGAATAGAGGTTCCCCGCTTTCTAAACCACAGAGATTAAGGATGTGTGAGCAAATATCTTGTGGCTTGATTGTGTTAATCTGCTCTTTGAGGTCCGTAGGGGAAAAACAAGGTTTCTTGTCCCATTCAGGTTCAATAGCCACATGTTTAGATTCATCAGAAGACCAAAAAGGCTTGCTATTTTCCGAATAGCAATTACCATATATGGTAATAGTCTTGATATCTTGAGAGCTTGCGTATTGGGCTAGGTGATTATCAGGACCAACATACAGTAAAGACCTAGAAATAATGTATGCGGATTTTTTAAAGTCCAGATTAAGTAGTCTATCAACGCCTGAAATTTGTTTACCTCCAAATTGGTATACTTTAATATTGTTTTTTTTCAAGATTGGCTCCAATAAGCCTAATACTAAAGGGTAGTGTTTGTAATATTTTGATTGAGTTTTATCTTCCCCACAAAGAATGATGTACTTATCATCGAGAAGTGGGAAGAAATGCTCTTGGACGATAGGTTTTGAAACCTTCACCCCTAAATTTTTAGCGTATTCTTCTAAAAGGTGTGACATTATACAAAAGAAAATTGTGTTTTATCTTTACCGTTATGGGTAAAGCATAGACTTTTTTGAGTTGTTGCATTCGGGTAGAAAACCATTTCGAATAAACCGTTATTTCCCGAAACACCCTCCATATACAAAGAGTTTTCTAACTGAGGTGTGTAGGGTAGAATCTTAAATAAGTAAGGGCTGTCTTCTATATACTGATAATTCTCTGGTTTTGTAAAAACGTAAATATTGTAGTCCTTATAAGTTTCTTTAAACTCTTGTAAAAGAGAGTTAATAAGTAAAACATCTGTTTCAGAATCTGGAATAACGATGGCTATTCTATTATCTCTATCCTCTTCGCCTAAAAGGTCATCTAAAGAAGGTTTGGATTTTTCATTATTATAATTAATAGCTATCTTTTTAAAATGATTTAAAATATCAACAGCCTTTTCTCCTGCTTTTAATTTAGCTACCCAATGCTTGAATGATATTGAATTAGAATCTATATCTTCGTCTAGGATGTTTTTGTGAATATCAATAAGAAACTCATCGGCGTTCATCCCGTCTTCTGGAACGTAATCCGGGTTCATCTTTCGATATTCAGAATCATAATCATAGACTACTTCAGGCATATTATCGAGAATATCCTCAAGTTGTTTACCAATAACATCAATAGAAAAATTGTCTATAGCCCACTGCCTAGCTCTTTTACCTAAGACTTCTTTATCAGATAAACTCATATTGTAAGTCTTTTGTAGTTGCTCCAGAATAGATTTAGGACAGGTAGAGGCTTTAATAAATTGAGTTCCGGGTTCTCTATACTCGTTCCATTCTAATGGTAAACCGCCGCTCTCTTCTGTACAATTATCTTCTCCACAAGAATAGTTCGTGACTAACGTGATAAGCTCTGTCAGTTTCGCTTCTTGAATTGGGATTTCCTGCCCACCGCTGGTAAATGGGTGGCAATACACATCCATTAGGTTGTAAATCTCGTTGAGTTGCTGCTCTGTTACACCTTTGCCCGTGTTTGTAGTGTTTACAGAGCCTTTGCCTCCACAAGTATTACAGTCTTGTTCTTGACCTCGGAAGCTCGCAATGTGATAAGTCCCACAATTTTTACAAACATAAGTTGTCAGAATGTCAGATGGATCTATACCTTTTTCCTTAATAAGATTACCAATGTTCCACCCCTCTGACCAATGTGTATGTAAAAACAATTTGGGTTTAGAATTTGGATTAGCATCTTTAAATAACTTAAAGCCATCTAAAATATTAGGCACACTCTTTCTGAGTTGATTCCTGAAAACAAAACCAATGATGAATTCATCTTTTAGTCCGTGGAAGCCTCTAAGTTTTAACCTGTCTTCATCCGAAAATCTGAAAAAGTTTTTATGATCTAATGAACCTCTAAGGGTTTTAACATTATCATACCCCATTTCATTCATAGCCTTCTCTGCGAAGCTAGCCCAAACAAAATAGTTTTTAGTTTTAGATGCATACTCGATAGCTTGGGGAAGAATAGGTAAACTATCCAAGGTTGTCCAAACCATTGTGTTAATCTTATTCCACCAAGGCTTTTTATGATAATCTCTAAATGCCCAAATATCTTCCATACCGATGTATACATCAGGTTTAAATTCTTTAACCGCTCTATCAACAGCGGAAAATCCATAACCTTCAGCTCTTTTCTGAGAGTCGTCCATTCCTTGAATAGAGGCTGGGTTGGGCATGGCCCCAACACACTTCCAAGGCATGGCGGCACATTGTGGATCGTTCCACTGCTTACCATTAGCTAATTCAATTAACTCATATTTTCCAGTGTCATAAAGATACCTTAGAATGTTTTTTTTGTTTTTGCCAAAACCTGTAAAAGCTCTGCAAAAATTGGAATGGAATAAAACTTTCTTTTTCATTACTTATTTTTAAGCTTCTCGTTTCTCATAAAACGGAATGCATAAATTTCTTGAAGAGTGAACCTTAAAAACTCTAGAAGACAATAAGCTTCTGAAACTTCCACGCCAATACCAAACTTATTAGTCGAGTTTCTAGTGACCCCAAAAGAAAACGCTTGATTACCATCTTTCTTCTGATAAGGCTTGAAAGATATTTGGGTTTTATTCTCCTCGTAAGAATGATAAGCTGAAAACTCAGTCTTGTTCTCGATGGCATTGATTATGCCTCCCATTTCTATCTCGTTGATTTTAATAGAAATTGAGTTCTCTGGATTTTTAGCGTTCTCAGAAAAAGAGCCAGTTCTTTTCTTGCTGTTCCAAGAGTGCTGTCTAACCGCACGGACATAAACGCATGGCTCTTGAGTTTGATTCGTAGTGCCAATATCGAAACTAAAAGCGTAACCAGTGTTTCTAGGGTTTGGCTTGTAAAGCTGAACAATCATACTGATAGTATTAAGTGTTACTAATAATTCAATTAATTTTTAGGGGAAGCTTCTAGAATAGGTTCTGTTATATTCTTAAATATAAAATGTCTATTCTCTTTAATTATAGGTATTTTACAGTAAGTTTCATAAGATTTTGTGAACTCTTGTGTGATCTTGAATATCTCTTCAATTCTTTGGGATTCATAAAGGTAAATTTCTTTTAAGTAACAAACAAACAATTTTAAGACTTTTTTTCTAAGCTCTAGATTATATAGCGCTGAGAATAAATTTTGATCGTATTCAATATTTAATTCGCTACAAGATTTTGTTACAAAGTCTTTTTCATTGTCTTTGCTAAATCCAAGAGTTAAAGAAATATTTGCTAAGTCAGAAAACACATGACCTCTGCAACAATTTTTTAAATCAAAAAACTGAAAATCTAACCCATTATAAAATATGTAGGAGGTATCTATATCTGCAATAATATTATTACTAAAAGGATAATCAATTTTATTAATTAAGTTTAATACTTCGCTACTTAAGTTACTTATAATATTCCTACATTTTAAGTAATCTGAATTTGCATCGATATGTTTTACCTCATCCCCAGAAAATAAATTACCTAAATCTAAAGATTCTATGAAATCTTTTGTTTGCTGCTTAAAAGAGTAGTCGCTTGGGTGGCTATTATAAAGCTCAGAGTAGTCTTTTAAAAATTTAATAAAGCCCCCAGATAAACAGCCAATACCATAATCAGTAACAGGTTCAGAAGGGTGGGTTTCACAAAGCAAGTAAAATAATTTATCACCAACCGTGACATTGCCACCTCCGACAAAACTAGGGATACTTCCGCAATCTAATTGTTTAACAAGATCAAGCTCTCTTTTTAATGATTCGTTATCGCTATCAAAAGAAAGCTTTAAAGAATAGAATTTGTCGTCTGTTTTTATAAAGAATAAATCATAATCCTCACCTGTTTTTATCAATTTTAAATGATCTAAAGAAATGTAATGACCTTCTTTTTCTAAAACTTTTTTTATTAAAGCTTTATCTGAGCGGTCTGGTTTTCTGTTAGTTGGTAGAGTGTAAAGCCTACCTTCAAATATATCCATAACCTATAATAACAAAAACCCACCCTCTTTCAAGGGTGGGTTTTGCGTTATGGCTACAACCTAATATTACCTATTGAAAAATCAACGAACTCGACCAAAGGTCTTAGATCCAGAGCGAACCCCAGCGATACTTGCTTTAGAAAAGCGACGAGTACGGTTGAAATTGCGATCATAGATGACAATTGTTTGATCTGTTTCAGACTGAAGCTGGGCATTGAGAGATTCACCCTGCTTAGTGTAAAGGCCGAAAAAACGACCGTTTGTATTGCGAATTGCATTAAGAATTTTCTTATTCATATCGAGATTATATTACTGAACTTTGATAGTTTTGTCAACTACTTTAATTGAGATTTTTTTGATCTTGTTATTCTCCACGATAAATTTGGCTAGAGGAGCTTGAATCAGCTTAATAACTAGTGTTTTTATGTTTCTAGCGTTAAGTTTTTCTGATTTAATCTTATTTAAAATAAACTCTTTTACGCCTTTTTTGACCGTCAATACAACACCCCTGTCTTTTAACTTGCTGTGAATCTTTTTGATTTCAGAATCGACAATACTGACAAGCGTCTTATCGTTAAGGTTGTTAAACACTAGGACATTTTCTAATCTAGCTACAAGCTCTGGACGTAGACTCTTTTTTAGACTTAACTTATAGGACTCCTGCTCACTTAAATCATCATTTACAAAACCCATTGATCTTTTGGTGGATTCTTGATGGCCAATATTCGTCGTAAGAACAACAACTGTATTGGTGAAATCCACATCTCTATGCAGGTTATCTGAGATATAACCCTCATCTAGCAAATGTAAAAGAAGGTCTAGTATCTTTGGATCAGCTTTTTCAATCTCGTCAAAAAGAACAACACAATTCGGGTTATTCCTCACGAAATCTGTCAAGATACCACCTTCCTTATAACCAATATACCCAGCATTAGCACCAATCAATTTAGATATACCAGTTTTATCCTGATATTCACTCATATTAATCTGGAGAAAAGACCGCTCGTTGCCATAAAAGTATTTAGCTATCTTCTTTGCTGTAAATGTTTTACCTACGCTTGTAGGCCCAACAAACAAGAAGTTGGTCAGTGGTTTTTTAGGGTCATTAAGGCCAGCTTTTACACAAGATAGCGAGTCATACACTTTCTCAACGATTTCGTCTTGGCCAAACACATCGCGTTTAATTTTTTGTCTAAATAAAGAAAACGATTTGCTTGATTCGCTAATGACTTTTTGAGGTAAACCTGTCTTCTGCTCAAACACATCCAATATATCCGCTTTGTGAACATTGCAAATGTCTGGTTTTTGATCCACATACTCAACCATTGATTTTACATACCTATCTATGTATTCCTCAATATCTTCTTGTTTCTGTGGGCGAGACATTAAGTCATTAAAATTATTCTTAATATCTTTTATGCTATCGGAGGGAATGCCATTTTTAATTTTTGTTTTCGCTCCCACCTGATCAATTATATCAAAAGCTTTATCTGGAAATCTTTTGTTTGGTAGGTAAGTGTGACAGTAATTTAAAATATCATCGATGTTTTTCTTGGAAAATCTAACATTATGAAAAGACTCGTAATGATCTAAAGAGTAATTAACCATTTCTCTAGTGGCTTCTTTACTAGGCTCTTCGATATTAATTTTATCAAAACGCCTTTTAAGAGCAGCACTCTTTTCAAAGATATCCTTATACTCCTTCGACGTAGTAGCTCCAATACATTTAATCTCACCCCTAGCTAATGCTGGCTTCAGTATGTTGGAAGCGTCTAGAGAGCCTTCTGTAGAAGAACCAGCTCCAACGATGGTGTGAATCTCATCAATGAATAAAATGACATTCTCTTGCATACTCAACTCCTTTATTAAGCCTTTAATTCTCTCTTCAAACTGACCTCTATACTGTGTTCCAGCGATCATAGAGGTTATGTCTAGAGATAATACTTGAGTAAGCGCCATATGGACAGGAACCTCATCCTGAATTATTTTCTGAACCAATCCTTCCACGATAGCTGTCTTACCAACACCAGCTTCACCAGTTAAAATAACATTACCTTTATTTTTTTTAGATAAAATCTCTATCATTTCCTCAATCTCAGAATCTCTTGATCTGATCGGGGGAATATCATTAAGGATAACGTGTTGATTTAGATTTTTACAGTATTTTGCAATATGTTCAAATTCAAACTCTTGATGTCCTGTCTGACGCTTGGGTTTAGAGCGAGTCTGCCCTTTGTCGCCAAGTTTATTTATTGAAGAGTAGCTTGATATATTATTGTCTGTAATCAAATCTTCAATAACTTCTTTTTGGTACTCAACATCAAGACCTGACTCGTACAAATATTCCATGAAAGCACATTCATCAAAATCTAGCAGAACATATAGCAGATGCTCGATACCAATAAAGTGATCTTCATGGATAAAAGCAAAATCTTTAGCAGACTGGAGGCACTCGTTTAACTCTTGATGCCATTTATTTTGATTTTTACTTCTTGTAAAATGAAATTCATTTTCAGAACAAAACTTATTGAAGGTTTTTAAAAATTTTTCAGGAGGATAATCAATACCTCTACTCTGGAAAAGTAGACTAGCCCTATCAGAAATATTAGTTAAGCAACCGTAGATTAAATGCTCATTCCTTATTAGAGCATGATCTTGTGATTCTGCGAATAACTTTGCATCCTTCAAAGCTTTTTTAGCTTTAGGCGTTAAATTGAATTCAGTTAGTAACATCATAATAAGTTACACTTATTTTAGTTGGGAAAGTTTCATATAAATTTTATCTTTTAAGGAAGATATATTGTTGACAAATACGATGTCATCGCCTTTGACACCTGTTATTATAACTACATCCTCCTTCTTGGGTAGTTTTTTACCAGAATTAAGGAAGTTTGTCAACCTTTCTTCTCTACTACTGTCTAAAAGAAGACCATTAACCACACCTTTTTCATCATGTATCTCAAATCTAGCGTATTTGTTACCATTTTGACTAGTTCTTCGAATAGAATCAACTAAGACACCTGTGAATCTCACATTTGAACGCTCCATAACGTGTTTGACTTGATCTGAATCTTGAAATTCTTCTGGGTTTTCGTATATCTCTCTGATGTTGTGGGAGTAACTATACCCCAGCAACTTCTGCTCAAAATGCCAGTTTGCATACTTGATAGACTTTTTGTTTAATTCAAAGATTTCTTTATATGGGCCGTATTTCTTTTTGAATGTCTCGAAACGCCTATCCGAAAATAGTTTTTTATTGTCGTCCCCCATCAGATCATCTTTTCTAGCAGCGAAGATACTATCTAGAATACTGTAATTATGTTTTGAACCAAGCTCTATAAAGTTTCTCTTCTCTCTCTCTGTTAAGATGTTGAATGTTTGAGCTTCTAAAACTAACTTGCATCTGTTTGTGTCTACAAACGAATCGAGTAAACCAGCTTGAATAAGACCTGATAGGACACCTATATTCAAACCAGCTTGTTTTGCAACGATGAACACCTCATACTTATTGCTAAAGCTTCCTTCTCTAAACTCCACAAGGGATTCAATAACCTTCTCAGAAACACCTTTGATTGAATTGAGTCCATATCTAATATTTTTACCTTCAATAGAGAAGTCAACCTTAGAGTTATTCAAGTCTGGAGGTAAAAGTTCGATATCAAACTTATTTAGTTCTTGACTAATTCTAGAAATCTCTTCGTGAGTATTTGGCTCATACTTTGTATATTTAAGCAAGCTTAAGAAGAATTCTTTTGGGTGATTAAATTTTAAGTAAACAGTGATAGCCGCTAAGTAAGCGTAACTAATTGAGTGAGATTTGTTGAAGGAATAGTTCGCAGAATCCTCCGCGACCTTCCACAACACCTCCCCAATAAGTGGGTCAAGATTTCTCTCTCTTATCTTTTTTTCGATCTTAGCTTTCCACTCTGGCATTTGATCAACCTTTTTCTTTCCGACAATACGGCGAAGCTGCTCAGACTCATCGAGACTGAAACCCACTTTAACCACCATCTTCATTAGCTGCTCTTGATAAAGAGGGATACCGCCAGTATAGCTAAGAATATCATCAAAGAATTCGTGAACTGATTGAAAATCACCACTCCTTACATACTCTGCATACCTATCTTTAAAATCTAATGCCCCGGGTCTAGCAATAGCCACAACCGCAGATAACTGCTCTAAGTTCTGTGGGGAGATTTGCTGGCACACCTTGAAGTTGGTATCAGCCTCGATCTGAAAAAGCCCCTGTGGAGCCTGTAGAGAAGCTAGAGCTGCGTATATAGATGGGTCATGAGGGTTTATGTCATTTACGTTAATCTGAAGCTGCTCACATACATCATTAACAACAGATAAAGTCCTTAAACCAAGGATATCAAACTTAACGCTGAGACTGGCGACATCATCCATATCATATCCAGAAACCAAAGCTCCATCATTTGTCTTTTGTAGCGGCATAATATCAGACTGATTATAGTAACAAATGGAAACTCCTGATGGATGAACACCTGTATTCTTAATTAAGCCCTGAACCTTCTTTGCTATTTTAAAACATTTTTTATATTTATCAGCATGATTCTTAAAGGACTCGCTTTCTTCATAAGCTACTTCTAGCTTTGCCACCTTACCAAAATGCTTAGGGATTGTATCGCTAATTTGGTTTACCTCGACCTCAGACAAACCTTCCACGATCTTACCGCACTCTTTCATGCATAGCTTACCACTAAGAGTATTCAAGGTTAAAATCTTGGAGGTCTTACCTTTATATTTCTCCTCAATATACGCCATTACCTCTGCTCGACGATCATAGGAGATATCGTTATCAACATCAGCCAAAAGAGAGCCGTCCAAAAATATCTCTCCATTTGACTCAATCATCTTAGCTCTACTCTTAGAAACAAATCTCTCAAAGAATAAATCGTATTCAATAGGATCAATATTGGTGACCCCAAGTAAATAAAGAACTAATGAACCAGCGGCAGAACCACGACCAGCGCCAGTCGGTATGTTTTGACTCTTACAGAAATCAAGAACATCCCAGTTTAGTAGAATATAATCAACAAACCCAAGCTCATCAAAAATATCCAACTCCATCTTAGAGCGTTCATAATAATCCTTTCTGTTTTCTAACTTTACAATACCTTTCTCCCTCAGACCCTTACGAGTGAGTTCAAATAGAATTTGTTTATTAGAGCTGCCATCGCCTAAACCTAAACTGCGAAGAGTCGTATCTGGGATGCTGATCTCTGGCAACTTTACGCCAGCGGGAAATGGATTCTTGTATCTCATATTTCAATGTCAAAAAGTTGCTTGCGGAAAATCTTGTAATTCATTTCGATGTCATACAGAGCATCATGAAGTTTACTAGGGTCATGTTCTATATTGTATTTTTTAAGTAACGCACCCTGAGAAGCCTTAAGACCCCTCTTTCTATAGTTTAACCAACGATACTGCCAGTAAATAAAATTATTTAAGTCTGGCTCATCTTGAAGCTCGATAGCCTTTGCTAAACTAAGAGTATCTATAATCCTATCCATGTAGGAGTAATCGGAGTTAAGGCCCATAGCCTTCATCCAAACATTAATCATATAGACATCAAAGCCTAAAAGATTCTGCCCCACAATCTTATAACTCGGGTCGTACAAATACTCTTTAAATACATCGAAGACTTCCTTGGGGTCTTTAGAGATTTTATCATGCTGGGCGCGTTTAAAACCTGTGATTCTAGCGGCATCTTCGGAAATATCTAAATCGGGCCAATGTAAATGCATGTTAAACTTGTCAATTACATTATTGCCTTGCGCTGTAATCCAAGCCACCTGCCAAGGGCGAGACTTGATGAGGTTAAGACCTTCAGTCTCTGTATCTAAGATTAGATACTTTTGCTTTTTGTCAAATCTAAGTAGTGACTCGTTCATGCTTGTTCTAGGTAAGACTCAAAAGAGAATTCATCACTTCCAAAGTGAGACAGATTTGGGTTGGAGAGTTGGGACTGTTTACCAAAGTTTCTATTACAGAGGATTTTGTAAGTTTGTAGAGCTTCGACATCTGATTTATCTTTATAGCAAATTGTTTTTACTTTTGAAGAGGTGGAGGACTGTAGATTTTTTGAGATATACTCTCTCACCTTGTAACTTAGTAAGTGGTCAAAAGGTAGGTCATTCTTCTCTATCCAAAAGTTAGGGGTTAAAAAACTGAAGTCTGGAATGCAGTTCTTAAGTAAAAAATTATTCTGATGAATGAAGCTGTCATAAAATGGAACGACAAACATCAGTTTATCTTCATCCCAGAACTCCTTGAAATTTGCGTAATCGATCTTACCTCCCCCCTCTGTAAAAGCGAAAGAGTAGATTTTGTTGAGCAACTTACAGCCCTCATCATTTTGAGCAAAGATTATAGACTTATGCTCAGAATCACACTCCTCTTCGGAAATGTCGTTGCAAAAAGTAAGCCTCAAACCATAGAGTAACTCAAGACCGTTTTCAGAACAGGCATTAAAAGCTTTCATGAAGCTTGTCAAGTTATCCTCCACAAGCACCACCCTCTCCATGCCAGCATCTTTGCAGATGTTGATAATTGAGTCTGGGCCTTCGTCAGAAGACTTATTGATTGTTAATATGCTCTTACCTATTGAATAGGTCGAGCGGAAGATGGGCGTGATCACGCCTCATTATTCCATATATTCTAATCCGAGTCAAGAGGAATGTGCAGGGCAACCTGCATAATATTTCATCTCGTAGCTACCCCCTTCAGGAACCATCTCTTCAGTGAATTCCTCTTCGAAGCAAGAGCGAGAAAAATGACCTTCTGAATTTTTAATCTCATAATAGAAGAAATCAAATTTCATCCCACAATGCCATTTTTTAGTACCGTCTTTTTTAAGCTCTCCTTTTTTAGTGGCGAAACCACATAGGAGCTTCTTACTAAAAGATTTATCTGTGGGAAACCCTTGGTAAGCAGCCATATTACCTCTCGCGTTTTCTTCTGAAAAATTATCCAGATACCTTTGTATTTCTGTCAGGTGCAACTCAAAACCTCTAAGGTCATCTTTATCCAAAGGCTGCATTCTCATGACACCACTTTTTTTAGCTTCGGGATTTAATTCAAATTTTAAGAATAAAAATTCACTCTGCTTATTTGTGTATTCTGGGAAGAGGTGATCAACTGCCAAGCTGTACATCAGATCTTGTAGATTATCTTCAGCGTCTTTCCCTTTGAAGACTTCTTTACTCGTTTTGAAATCTCTGATGAGCGCAAATTTTTCGCCCTTATAAAGAAAAAGCTTATCAATAAAACCACGAATCCTATACCGTACATCGCCTTCGTTTTTAACGAGGTCAAAATCTTGTTCAGAAAGCCCTTCTGTGAGTCCTTTAAGGTCATTACCAAAGAAATCGTAGTTCAATCCATTATACGTCATTTCTTTGATTAATTCAATATTTTCATCATCATCTACACCTTCACGAATAGCGTGTTTCATAATCAACCGCTTAATAGAAGGGACGGCGAAAACATCTTGAGATTTAATAATCTTGTTGAAATATTTTTTTCTTTTCTTTTCTCCTAAGAGTTCGAAAATTAAGTGGCAAATAGAACCTCTTTTAGCTCCATCATTACTAGCGTCTGGAAGTTTTAATTTATATTTGCACCAGTATAGCCAAGAACAACCCTCTACGGTTTTAATTCTACTTGCCGAGAGAGCTGTTTTAGGATTATCCATCTATCTTGCTTGCTGTTTTTATTTCCGTTTTAGTAAAAGAATATTTATTCTTAGATACAAAGTCGGTTATAAATTTACGTTGATCTTCTTGATTGAGTTCCTTATCCAACCACTTATTGATATTATAACCATTTTGGTGACATTCTCCAAAATCATTTCCTTTTTCTGGAAGTTTGATTGTCAAAACATCCAGATCAAAGTGCAGGGATAATTTTAAATAATTTTTTATTGCTGCGATTAATCCCCTATTTTCTTTAGAATTAGAATCGTTATTAGTGGAGATGAAGATATCATCGAGAACTTTACTGGAAAGGTAGTTAATAATGCTGGGGCTAGCTGATAAACCAAATAGAACTAAAACATTTTTAACACCTTGATCATATAGAGCCATAGCATCACCAATACTCTCTACGAGAATGACCTGAGAGGTTCTTTCAATCTCAGAATCACACTCATTACCTTCAACATGAGCAGGATAAGCCCAAGTAGTCTTTTTGCCTATGTGTTTCCATTTAGGGTAATCGTTATTGTCGTCAATCTTGCGACCAGAGAAACCAATGATCTGTTTATGCTCGTTATAAATAGGGAAGACCATTCGCCTATACATTTTACCAACACCAGCTAACCCCACCTTGAAGCACTTTTGTGTCGCTTCTGAGATTCCTTTATCTGAGTAAAATTTATAATTAGGGAATAGTTTAGACAAAACGTCTTCCGAGTAAGTTTTTTCCATTTGAATTTTATCTACTTTTACGTGGTTGAGTGGGCCTTCTTTTTTGATCCTTTCAAGAACATCTGAGAACATGCTTTGATCATTTGTAGTTAGTTTTACTAAAGCCTCAAAAGGTTTGCACCCTTTGTTATCTACAAAATCCATCCAGACCCCAGTGTTTTTATAAATCTTTACTGCTGTAGTATTATCGCCCTCTCTATACAGAGCTTTGGTTCTCCAATGATCTCCAGAATCAATAAGGCTATAACCTAAAGACTCAAGTATCAATTGATAGTCTTCTACGCTAACTGAAGTCTGGGGCTGTTTCGTGTCCATCTTGTGCTAAATCTTCATCTCCATTTCTCACTCTTACAATATCCCTTAAGTCTCCGCATTCAGTAATATTGAAATTATGAAAGCTTAAGTTAATAAAGTTTCTACGTAACGAGTCATCAACTTGAATAGGTTCAATTGCACCAGCAATATCTTGACCTAAGTGTCGAGATTTTACATTGATCAATTTATGCGTACCGAACCTTTGACCTTCTAATTCAATTTCATCTTCTGTCTTCTTACGAAGAATAAACATGTGGGAACAGAACTGAGTAATTCGATCTGATAAACTAACAACGCTTTCATCATCAATGATGTTTTGAGAATTTCTGTTATTTGTGATGCCACTCCTATTGGACTGAACAGAAGTGATCATCGGTATAATTGGTAGGCCGTCCACCAGAATCTCTTTTTGGATACACTTCTTAAACTTGTCTACCATCTCACCAACAACCTGCCATTCGTTTTTGTTGCTAGCTTCGCTTGTTGTTTTGATATAATCAAAAGAGAAAACCATTGGGTTCCCTCGTCCCACTTGAGAAAAGTAAAATCTTTTAAGTGAATTAATCATAGCATCCACATCCATGCCACCCACATTATAATAATAGAACTTTAGCTTTTTTACTCTGGGCCAGACAGACTGAACTTTTTGGACTACATCCTGTCCAGCTTGTCTCCATTTACCACTCTCAAGTAAATGCATGGGGACTCCAGATAAAGCAGCGCATTGACGCATCATCAGTTCTTGTTTACTCATCTCTCCATTATCAAAATGAAGAATTGGTACACCATATTCATCTCCAACTTTGCTAGCGTAATCCATGCAGAACTGGGTTTTACCAACTCCTGAACGAGCTACAACAACTGTAATATTGCCGGGCCTTAAAAGTGATCCATAAATATCATTTATCTTTTTGTGTGGCCCCATCATTCCAAACTCAGTAACAGGATTGTTACCAAGCTCCTCGATAACATCCTCCATCTCATCATAGATGTTTGTTGGAACATCATTTCCAATCTCATACAGATTGATTCTAGAGTTGTAAACGTTATCAGCAATCTCTACAATCTCGCGATAAGAAGATTCTGGAGGCATCGCCTTCATCTTTTTGGATATCTCCTGAGAGGAGTCCATGATCTCACGACGAATTGTATACTTCTTTAATTCCCTAGCTGTTTTAATTACATTACCAGCGGGTACTTTACGCATACCAAGAGACTTGATATACTCCGCTGGTGTGATGCCTTCAAAATTCAATCCAACGTCATTAACTCTTTGGGCTATAATAACTTCATCTACTTCATCCCCAGCATTAATAGCTTGCTGAATTACCCTGAAGATAGTCCCATGAAGGGCTGTATTCTCTGAGTAAAAATCTTTAGGACTAACAAAATTATTAATCTCAACTAGCATACTAGGGTCTTTCAAAAGACCCGCGAGTAATTGTTTTTCGAGTTCGTAATTATAGATCATTGTAATCTTCTTTATCGCTTTCGTTGCTAAGTAGCCACTGCTCAAGAGTTTTTCTTAATCCCAGTTCTACGACGGTGGAATCAAACTTTGAAAAAATAGTGGGAGAGCCATTCTCACTACAGTTACATAAAATAAAACCTTTGTATTTATCTGAACCTCCTGAGAGTTCATAAAGTTTTTCTAGCAAATTTTCTGGCAATTCAAATTCTGGAGCGTCTTCGTCTTGGTTCATAAATAAATTTCTTGGTCTTCGAAAAAAGATGCATTGACAACATCTTGTGGGTAAATCTCTACGAGGTTTATATTATTGATTTCGCAGAAGTCTAGCTTTTTTTTGTCCCTTTTTAATTGATCAACATACTTTAGCCTGTTACCATGAAAATGCTTTACATATTTAATGTGCTGACCACCCTGAACTTCAATAGCTATTTTTTTATTAGCATTATAGAAGTCTAGTGAAAGTCTTGTTCCTACGATCCTGAATTCTTCGAAAACAATATCGTGTTCCCAATAAGGCATTAAGAAATCTTTTACACCTTTTTGAAATTTACTCCTGCTTCCAGCAGTCCAGTCTATTAAATACTTTTTGGGGTTTTTTAAGTTCCTTTGTTTGTTGTACAAATCATAGAACTTCATGAGACCTCACCAATAGCATTCTTAAAATAAGTAACCAAAAAATCACACAGATCTTGATTCTCTTCAATGAAACTAAAAAGTTTATTATCTCCTTGTACTTTATCTGGGATTTCGAATTCAGTATCTTCAATCAGTTCTTTAAAGTCTTCTGTAAAGGAAATCCAAGGGCCAGCTTTTTTGACAAACTCCCAAGCGTATAGTAAATCAACTATCTCTTTTTCCACCCAGATCGATGTGCCATTTTTACGGCCATACCTAATTGGATAGCTCACTACCATATTGGTTTTCTCGTTGGGGGATTTTTTAACTACCACTTTAGCGACATGACCAATAGCAGGATTCTTTGAGTCCATTTTCTTAATCGACGCATTCTTTAGAATGTTGTCCCCAGCGTATCTAGCTTCGAATTGAATAATCCAATTAGCAAAGTGCAACAAAGCATTTCCTCCAGTAGCCGTAGTCTGTCTGACTGGAGCTTTGGAATATGGATCTAGCTTAATATCAGCTCTAACTTGGGAAATAAAGATTGCCATATGACCTCTTTTTGCGAGAGCAATTGACATCTTCTTCATAAATGTGCCAGCGATAACTGCACCCCCAGCAACTTTAGCTGAGTCTTCGAAGCTCTTATTGATATCGTTTTTAGTGATTAAGCCATCGACAGAATCCAACAAGAAACAGTATTTCTTATTACTATCGTTCTTAGAAACAAGTTCTCGGAAAAGCTCTACAACAGTCTCGTAAATATTAGATTCAAAAACAAAACAAGTGCCATCAACCCATTCTTCAGCGGTATACACAAACTTCACACCGCTCCTTTCCCTCATTTCTGGAGAAAGTCTTCCTTCAGCTTTTACAAAAACACCTTTAGAATTTGGGATTTGTTTCAAGAAATTTTTCATAACCTCAAGAGATTCTGAAGTCTTACCTCCTTCATTCATACCTACGAATCTATGAAGTCCGGGTCCGAAGCCCCCTCCTAACTGTAGGTCAAACTGAAGCGAGCCACTTGACACTTTATAATTAATCTCCTCTTCAAAATTATAATGGTCTTCTTTATTGGCTTTTAAAAAACTACCCATTAACTTTTGATCGTCTTGCGTTTCTTTGGTGGCTTTACTCATTTAAAAAATCCTTAATTGTTTTATTTTTGACTTCGATTGGCTTGTCATCCCCAATCTTCTCGCCCAGAGGGTATTCAGGATACTTGTTTTTGTCAAGACTATAATTGAAGGCTCTAAATTTTTTATCCAAAGTATCCTTAAGTTTAGGACTAACCAAATAAGACAGGGAGTCAAGCTTCTTGAAGAAAGTCATAATGTTCATAAACTCAAGAGAGTATCTCTCGCAAAGATCATTCAACATCTTCATTTCGCGCATGTAGAACATACGCTTATTACTAGAAGGCTCGGAAACAAGCCTTTTTAATATTTCTTTCTTGTTGATTTTCGGTTCATCGTCCTTCTTCTTTTCAGGAAAGACGTAGCCGCAATCACATGTGGAAGTCCTTACTCCTAATAAAGCTTCGCAGCTAGGGCATTGCTTTTTACCTCTTGGCATAGAGGTATGCTAATATGCATCAATGTCGTTTGCAACCATTTTCCTGACTAATTCAAGGAAATCAGTTTTAGGTTCCCAACCAAGCTCCCTTCTTGCCAACGAAGAATCCCCTAACAGCAAGTGTACTTCAGCAGGACGATAGAATTCAGGATTGATCTGCATTAAAATCTTATCTCCATGCATGTATTTTTCATTAACTCCATGACCATCCCAACGGCACTTCTCAGAACCAAAGCCAACAAAATTAAAAGCTTCCTCGACAAATTCACGAATAGTGTGAGTCTCATTTGAAGAAAGAACATATTCTTTAGGTTCTTCTTGGTTAAGCATCAACCAAATACCTTCGACGAAATCTTCAGCATCACTCCAGTCTCGCATGGCATCTATGTTGCCCAATTCTAGAGGTTTAAACTCTCCGCTAGCATATTCTTTTTGAATACGAGCTACGTTCTTTGTGATTTTACGAGTGACAAACTCTTCTCCGCGACGAATTCCTTCATGATTGAATAACCATCCTTGGATAGCGAATAAACGATAAGACTCCCTCCAAACCTTCACCATATGCCTCGCGCTGGCCTTAGAGACTCCGTACGGGCTTCTTGGGCGCAAAGGGTGAGACTCTGATTGAGGAGAATGTAAAACGTCTCCAAACTCCTCTGAGGAGCCAGCGTTGTAGTATCGACATTCGGGACAATGTTTGCGTATCGCCTCAAGCTGATACAAAACCGCCATAGCGTTAGTCTCCATGTGATTAACTGGCATTTTCCAGCTTACGCCTACAAAAGAATTCGCTGCAAAATTAATAAAGTAATCTGGTTTCTCCTCTGCTATTACTATATCTGTATTAGCCTGATCTGCAACGTCAAGATCAATAAGCTTGAAACGTGGATTATCTAATAGATGTTCAATATTCTTATGGTTTTTGACGCTCAATCTACGAACACCAGCAATAATAATATGCCCCGTATTCTTCAAGAGGTAATCAGCCATAAAGCTGCCGTCTTGACCTGTTACTCCTGTGATAATAACTTTTTTCATTTTATTTCTTCCGTCGTGTATTCGCTAAGATTATTGTAACATCTATTGTAACTTTCAAAAATTTCTTTGAAGTAAAAAAACTGGTTACCCGCATTTGCTATTTGCGAGGCTAATCGTTTTTGATTTTGATTTAAAAAATCAAATAATTCTGGATTTTTTTCTAGAAAGTTTATGGTCTCCTGCCAATCATCCATTCCAACATACGTTAATCCTCCAAGGAGATCGAAGATATGATAATACCAAGAATACTGCCTAACCTCTGGCTTAAGGAAAAGGCAAATTGAATTAGAAGCCATAACCCATAGAAGTCTATCCCAAGCTGTTGAATTACCATTTATATTTAAAATATATTTATATTTAAGTTGTTCTTCAAAGCTAATTGTGTCGCTTTTTATTGGAGATATGTCGAAGTCTTCGAACTGTTTTTCGTCTATTTGACAAAAATTAGTTATTTTAAATAGATTATTTTTATCATCTTGATTTTGGTGGCAGAACTGAACTCTTTGGTTCTTCTCTACACACATTATCCCCGTGTCAGAACCAGCAAAGGTTGCGTATGGAGTTTTTTGATCTACTGGGATATCTATTTTTTTTACCCCCTCGATAATTTTAATTGTCTTTACAAAGTGTGGATCGGGTATTAATATATCAGCGCTATTATCTCTTTTGGTAAAAGAAATTCTAGGCGCATAAAAATCAGTGTTTAGAGGATCGTCATCTAAGTTTATTATAAACTCGCAGTCAATTTTTTGGTAATCTATACCGCTACTTTTTAACAACCAACTAAAAAATTCCAGCCTTGGTCCACATATATTGTCATGTTTTCTTAATACTTTAAATTCTTTATTTTTAACTTTGAAGTGAACTTCATTATTATTCAGTTCAGATTCGAAAAGATTGAATCCTTTGATATTTTTAAAGTTGGATTTTTCTTTATTAATACAGAGGTCGATTATATTCATACTTATTTCCAGTAACCAGACTTTGCTTTCTTAATTTAATAAATTATTTTTTACATATAGCCATACCCTTGCTAATCACACCACCAAGTTAGAAGAAAATCTTGAGATTCTTCTTTGCAAGCTTTATCTATGCCGTTTATTGGCCTTGGTATCTTACACAAATAAGGTTTAAAATCTAACAAATCTTTTTTAATATAACAAACCTCTAAAGTGTTAGGTAAGATACTAAATTCTGAATCAAATTTAGTGTCGTGATTATTTGCATGAATGTGATATATGTAATAGTGCTTATTTAAATACTTAATTGTTTCTAATTTATCTTCAGAAGGATCAGTTAAGTCATGAAGCTCAATACATATGTGAGAAATATGGTCAAAATATCTTTTATCAACATTGTTAAATAGTTCATACTCTGAGCCTTCTATATCTATTTGTAATAAAATATTTTTATATTTTTCGTGTTTGTTTTTTAAGATGATTTCGTAAGCATTAGAAGAATCGATAAAAGCCTTTTCATAAATTATGTTTTCATGCTCAATAAAAGGTTTTTCAGCCTTATCATCAAAAAGATAAACTTTCTTACCTAATTTGGCTAATTGATGATCAAAAATATTCTGCTCTGCAACTTCTCCCAGACCATAGGAGTAAACGCAATCGCATTCTTCTACAAATTTTCTAATTAACCCATAACCACCATCTCTTCTTGGATTTCCAAAACGCCTCATGGCGTATGGAATTGCATACGGCTTTAATTCTTCAAGAAGTTCTTTTGTCACTGATTCCATTGGATCTTAGCTCTTTGTTTAAAATCGTTCAAATCATATTTTTTTAAGTCAAGCTCTGTTCTCACTTTGTTTTTGGGATTTAAATATATAGAACCAAAATCAGAAAGCTCCTTGCAAAAGTTAACATGATCACAACCGCCACTAGTAGACCATTTCACTTTTTTCAAAATTTTAGTATAAGTTAAAGCGAAACCTCCAAACGCAGAATTACATTTTATAGCTCTGCCTAAAGACCAATTCATTCGATCCAAGCCATTTCTGAAGGGGCAGTCAGTCCAATACAGGCATCTATCTCCATTTTTATCGAATAACGGGTAAACGTCATAAAAAGAATCTTCTGTAAATCCAAATAAATAATCTGGGATATTTTGACGAATATTTGGAGTCACCATAACAGCATCCTCATTGGATTTCAAGAAGTCTATATGAGACTTTAAATTAGACTTATCAAAAATAATATCAGAATCAATTAATATTGTGTATTTCGATTTGGAATCGGTTAATAAATTTTTGCATTTATTCCTAAACTCGCAAAGAGCGATCATCCTTTCTTGATCCGTTACACTTTCGAATTTTTTCGCGTTAATATTTTCGTGAAGAAAAACACCTTTTTTTTCTAGCATCCAATCCTTCAAAATGCTCACCGTGTTATCTTGAGAATCATTTTCGTAAAAGTAATACTCAAAGTCATAATCTAAACCCTCTAAATCCTCTAATTGAGAAAGAGTTCTTTCAATATGTAGCTCGCTATCTCTCCAAAGAGCGTAAACTGCTATAGTGTCCCTCATGCTAATGCATGATTATATCCTAAAGCTCCTCTTCTTCAACAACTAATTTAATTTCATTCAAGAAGGGGTAGGCATTGAGTAAATCTTGTTGCTCCGCAAAATTTTCGTCATCCCAACCCCACTCGCTCAATAACTCCTCGTCATCCCAAGCAATAGCCTCTTCTGAAGCCATTGAACTAACAGGCTTCTTACTCCAGAACTTACAACTCCAATATCTAGGGGTGGTCTTGTCTTTGGCTGAATCACACTTATGTCTAGCTCTGAAACTCCGACGACGATCTGGATCGTCTCTTTTGATTTCCATGTTGGGGTCGCCAAACTTTACCATGATTGTATTTCCAGTTTTGGGGCTTTTAACATAAACACCAAACTTCTTTTTCCCATCTTTTAATCTAAATGGTTTGTTTAACGTCTTTTTTTCAGCGTCTGAAAACTCAAGCTCTTCTGCTTCTGCGTCTTGCTCCCACTCATTAACTCCAGCCATAACTA